GCCTGAGCCTCTGAATCGTATTTGAACTGCTCAGAGTAATCCTTGCCGGTAAGCTCTTTAACAATGAAAGCCGCGAACTGGCAGCAGTCAGCATCGCCATAGCTGAACTCTCGGCGCTTCCACTTGTTGAGTGCGTTGTGGACTCTCATCAAAATCTAAAGTTGTTGCCGAAATCGCTGGGGTCTACAGTTCCGTCAAATCCACCAGTAAAGGTGCCAGGTCTAGGCGTTCCGATGATCGCGTTAGACGCGGCGTCGCCCCATCTCAGCTTCGCCCCGTCAATGTCAGCCATTAGGTCAAAGCCTAAATCGCCAGAAAAGTCCTTCTGCAACTGAGCGTTGGTGTATTTCAGATTGGATGCTTTGTTGAATCTGGCAAGCTCTGACTCAGCGGTTAGCGAGATCACGTCTCCGCTCTCTGCTCCCACCGAAACGGTCATCTGATCCATTGCGCCTTCCCACACAATCGTGGGGTCAGCAATCAGGTCATCACTAGAATCTAAAACGCCAAGGTAAACCGTGACCGGCTGGAGGTAGTAGTCTTCAGTCAAAGCTGCGGCAGAGATGTCTGGGTCTAATCCACTAAGGGAGAGAGTGATCTTGTAGGGGCTGACATCAGCGCCCTCCTCAATCTCGCTGATTTCGCCCAGATCACCAGTACCTAGCCAGTCCTCACCACCCCAAGTATAGGTGCCGATTGAGTTATGAAGGTACAAATTCCCGCTAGGGAACTCCAACTTGGCAAACGTAACCAATGCAACATGCTGAGCAGATAATGCCGTGAGGACATTGGATGGAAAGCCTCGACTCATGCCAGAACATCCTCCACCGCTTCGATGTTGAACGTGGAGGTTATGTCCACTTGGGTATCCCATGACGCTGGGCCTGCCAGCATGAAGACTCCGCTCACTGGTGACGTGTAAGCAATTGCCGTGGCGTCTGGTGGTGTCTTGCGAATGGGGGGAGCGATTGAAAGGGTGACGTTGCCACCGGCATCACTATTGGCATCTGCAACGACCATGTGTAGCTCATTGTTGAAGGAAATGTAATCACCCGCTCGAAGGTAGTTGGCGACGTTAGCAGTCGCACCATTACAGGCCAGACTGGTACCCGATTGAGAACCACCGTTCACCGCCAAATTGCCACCACCCGCACCCCTCCGTGTAAAGGAATGGTCGTGCAAGGTGAACCGATGCTGCTGCCCGTTTAGCTTAACCAGAAACGCCTGCATCTCTTGGCGGTCATCACCTGAGAGATTTCTAAACTGCAAGCTGGCTCGCCAAAGCGAACCTTTTCGAGATGTGGTCTGGACAGCGTTGGTTAAGGGTGACTTGAACGTGCGAGTGTTAGAAACAAGCTCAAACGTATTGGTCGTTGGGGTAATACTTGGGAAGGTGAAAGTGGTCATTACGCAAATCTGCCCCTTCTCATGAGATCCTGTATGGTCATTATAGTCTGTTGTGAGGTCTGGGCCATAGCAGATTTGATCCTTTGGTCTACGTCAGCACCAGAGCCTCTAGCGTCCACGTTGTTAACAACAGTAACGCCCCCGCCCATGTTCTTGTTTGGAACTATCGAGCCAGACTGGTTGGGCACGAACATCTCAGGCCCACGCTCTCCAACCATGTACGGCTGACCAGATTGAACAGGGCCGCCAATGGCTTTGCCGGTTAAACCTTTGGCAAAGGATAAAAAGCCGCCAGTGATCTTGTCGATGATGAACATTTGGATCATCTGCGCGATCATTTCTAACGCCATCTTCTTGAATGCTTCCTTCAGGGAGGTGGTGCCTTTGACAACTCCCATCAACCCGTCAGACATATTCTTCATGGTCTTACCTGCTAAATCATCCAACTGTTGTTGAACTGTTGGCAGGTTGTTTTGTAGCTTCTCGAAACTTTCATTTAAGCGGTCAGCTATGGTCGGCGCTCCAGCATCCTCAGCGCCCAAACCAGTCGCGGCGTTTTGAATTCCAGCTATCGACTCAGCCGCTTTGCGGTTGGCAACGATGAATGCCTCCATACTGGTAGATAGCTCTAAGCCGGGGTTGCTAGCCTTCAGAGCTTCCAACTCTTGAGACAGAGCAGCGATATCTTGAGGCAGGTTCCCCATGATCTGCGAGGCGCTTTCGGATATAAGAGGCACCCCAAGGAATGCGGCGATCTTGTTGTATATGTCGATAAAAGCCTGCAATGGCGGGATCAGCTTGCCGCCGATAGCGTTTGCCATCTCCATCACAGACAGTTGCGCCGTCTTAAATGCTATCTCAACGCCATGCATAATATTGCGAACAACGCCAAAGGCTTTGACTATCGCCCCGGCAACCCTTTGCCCGATATTACCGAACCCAGCAGAGTCCAAGGCAGCCTGCCGAAAGGCGTCAGCAACGAAGGTTATGATAGGCGAGAACGCCACACCAAGCTGGTTGGTCAAACCCTCAAAGACGCCCTTCAATCGCGTTATCGCGTCGTTTGCAGCTTCCATCTGCGCGGTGTCTGTACGGGATAGCGTTAGACCGAGATGCTCGGCCTCTGATGTCATAGCCTTGAGAGCTTCAGCCCCACCCCCCAGAGTGTTGACTAGGGCCACACCCTCAGAGTCAAACAGCTTCATGGCTAGACGCACTTTATCTGACTGGCTTTCCACTCCAGACATAGCGTCGGCTACCACGTTCATCTGTTCATCGAGGGGGAGGCGAACAATAGACTCTGCGTCGATGCCAAGCTCACGCAGTGCGCCCTTAGCCTCTCCAGTTCCTTTAGCGGCCTCCGCAGCGCGTCTAGTGAAGCGTTGCATTGCCATGTCCATGGTGCCCGTAGAGACGCCTGTAAGCTCTGCTGCGTGACGTAAACCAGCCAAAGCCTCAGTGGTTACGCCTAACTTGTCAGCCGTCTTTGCCAACTCATCGCCAGCATTGATAGATGACTGAATCAAAGCACCGAAACCGCCAGCACCGACAGCGCCGACAATTGCGGTCTTCATGTTCAAGACCGACCCAGCAAGTGATCTCAACCCTTTGGCAGCAGATCCAAAACCTTTCTTGGTCTTGTCTAGCGCCCTGATCGTGATGTTGACTTGCTGGTTAGCCATCTTCTTGCCTCTCACTCATTATCTTGAAGTACGCCACCCATTCATTGAACTCAGAGAGAGGCATCTGCTCGGCTTCGCCGATTGTCATATGTAGCCGATCCGCCAAGGCTATGAGGTTCAACCTCAACGAATCGGCAATCAGTTTTTTTCGTGATCCTCTATGGATTCGATTTCTGAGAACATCTGTTCGGCGATACTGGAAATAACGCCTGTCTCCTCGCCCATCAAGTCAGTCTTGTCCTCGGCAGCAGTGAATAACCTATTGCCTTCTTCGTCGCTGGCCTTCATAACGATGAGGTCGATCATTGCCGCCATCGTCGTGTTTTCCATGAACTTAGGGTGCTTCTTTTGCAGCTGGTTGATGTCGTAGCAAGTTATCGGGAAGCAATACATGGCAAAGGGCTGTCCATCTGGATCAGCCCATGCCGCAACCTCGATCTTTCGAGCATTCACTTGTCTTCTATTTCGTAAATCTTTAGCTAAACCCATTTTGGGATTCCTTTATGCCGTGGCTTCAGTGACCGCTCCAGAGACTTGTAGCTCAAAGCTGCCTTCAACCATACCATCAAAGGATGCTGTGATTTCCTTGCTGGTTAATACGCCACCGCCGCTGTAATACTTCTCGCCAGTGCCGGTTCCTGTTGGGTAAAGTTCCCAATCAAGCGCAGCGCCTGAGTCCATTACTAGCTGGACTGCGTCAGCATCGTCCCAGTAAACGTCCATTGATAGAGTCGCAGAAGTCAAAGAAGAAACGTAGGTGCGAGCGGTGTCGCCCATAACCGAGTCCTCGATGGTGTCTGCTGATTCTGAGAGCGTGAAGCTACGGACTTCACCCATAGCAGCGACACTGCCGCCACTTACCGCCAATTTGACTACGCCGCTTGAGCCTTTAGTCGTTGCCATGATTAAACCCCTTTAGGTTGTTCCACGAGTGTACTGGTACTCAATGCGTACCGTTAAAATCACCCCACCGATGGGGGTAATGCTGCCGTCGTCGGTTTCTACGCTGACAATCTGTGTGTCGATTGCATAGCCACCACGCGATCTGTCTTCGTCCAGCTTTTCTTCTATAGCCTCGACGATGTTATTCCTTGCTTGATCCAAGCCTGTCCCCTTCACATAGCAGACAAGTTGGTAATCAATCGTGCCGAACCGCTGGGTCATGCTCCCGCCCACGGTTCCATCTTCCCTGTTTTCGTTTGTGGTTCTGACTAGCACCGCCGGATATTGCGCGTTGCTTAACTTGTCAAAATCAAACGGCTCGCGGGTCACGAACTTGATAGCCACGGGATTTGTCACCGCTTGTAACGCCGTGACCAAATTACCCGCAATATTCTCTCTCACGCTCATCGGTTGAACTCCTTGCGGAAGAATCTACCTAGACGCTCCTCTTCTTTATCGTTGAAACCGAAGAAAGGACGGGTTTGGTTATTAAACGCGGCCTTCTTAGATGCTTCTTGATTCGAGAAGTAGATACGCGCTGTCCTTCGATTCAATTGCTCAACCTGCATAGACCCAAGCATCTGTCCTGTTGCGAACAGATCCACAGGGTCATCTGGGTAACCCTTTTTCTGTAGGAATTTGATATACCCGTCAGAATAACCTTTAAGGGGGCCATTGAAGCCCTCTCCGGCCTTTGTCCTGCGCAGGATGATCTGCTTGCCCAATGAAGCTGTGCGCCCTATAGCGCGATTAACGCCCTTCTGGACGTTGTTCTTCTCTTCCTTGAGTATCTGGTTGATATTCTTTGGAAGCTCAACTTCTACGGGCAGTCCCTGCGTCATCGTGTGAGTCGCCCATAAGCGACAATGCCCTTCTCATCATCTTCAATGGTGCCGCTGTTGTCGTCGTCATACTCAACACCGTCAGCAAACACTGCCACCAGTTCTTCTTGGTAGCGCTGCTGATAGAAGTTAATCATGTTGAGAAAGCGGTCATCCTGAACCCAGTTGGTTAGCTGGGGGAGGGCGAACTTCCATAACACCAAGTAGGCATTGCAGCGAGTCCACTGGGAATCGGTCAGGTAGGCGGGGTTCATCTCCCCTGGGATCTGCTTCTTGTACCACCACTCATTCCGGATAGTACGGGTCAGGTCTGTTTGTGCTTTCGCGTGTTCAGTCGCAAAGGATGTGATGCCGAAGTCCAAGATGTCAGGGACAAGGGCTACCAGATCGGAGTCTTGAGAAAATGCCATTACCACTTCACCTTGTCAGCCCAATACGCGGCTGATGCTGTTTTGTCTTTGCGCCCTGCTGCTATCTGCTTGGCAAACCTAGCCTTGAACGATCTACGCTTG